CGGTGGCATGATCAGTCCATGCCGTGTCCACTCGAGGCTCCCGTCCGGGATTGAGATAGATATGCTGAAGCTGATCCTCTATCTCCTTGTGAACGGCGGTGCCGAAGTCACTCGAATACATTGTGTCTCCCGTTACCGGATGCTCCCTCGTGCCGTAGCATAGCTTCTCTAATTCCTGCCATGGCAACTCCGGATATTCACGGGCGAGGTCAGTCATCATTCGAGGGCGGTAGATTGAATCGAGGAATGGGTCTTTGATTAGTCCCAAGATTGTGGTAACGGATGGGAAAACTTTGCTTAACTTACGTGCTTGTGCAGGTGTGGTCACGTCAAGACAAAGGAACGGGTCTTTGTTGCAATCATAAAAATGAGCCATGCCTCCAGTGAAGCATGACTCATTCGTTTGTGTCAACACCAATCAACAACGAGTAATTATAGCTCTTCCATCTCAATGATGTAAGTTAGACATTCCATCAGCGACTGCCCGGGTTCTCCGGTGAAGATGGGTTCGCTGTTCTTCCTCAACTGCCAGACCAATGGCAACGGGTCTTTCTGCGGCAAGGGATGAATCGATATCCGATTATCATTAATGTATTTGACTGCCTGCTGTGCACTGATGGATGGCAGGGGCATCTTGGGGTTGAGTAGATACTCGTCCCCGTGCTCCAACTCTCCGACATAGCAGTCAGTAAAACGTCCCTTGTCCGTTAGCTTGGACACGATCTCATCTTGAGCCATGCGGCTCGCCCCCCCTTCGGGGTAGGTGTGTAGTTTTATTCTCATAGATTTATCCTGCTGTGATTGAACATTCGTATTGGA